TTGGCGTCCAGATCGAACAGGCTGATGCCTGGGTGGTTGTAAAGAACGTTAAGGTAGCTTCATAATTTAATTTATAAGCGAACTGCAAAGAAAGGCCCCCAATTAATTTTGGGGGCTTTTCATTTAAATTTAACAATGCTATAATTAAATACCTAGAAAAAGGAGATTACATGTCATTTGACACGTTAAAAATTGCAGAGCTAAAACAAATTGCTGAAGATTTCGGCGTAGACATTGAAGGTCTAAAAGGCAAGCCAAGCGTAATTGCAGCCCTTGCTGAAGAAGGCGTAACATGGTCGGTATATCAAAAGACCACACAGGATATTGAAGACAATAAAGATGAAGTAGAAATTCTTCCTAGATTTGATCCTAAAAAGGAGCGGGCTAAGGATACAATCTTGGTAAGAATGACAAGACATAACTATCGATACGATATTATGGGTCATACATTTACTAAGGAACACCCGTTTGTTGCAATGAAAGAAGATGATGCACAAGCAATTTTCGACAAGGAGGAAGGTTTTAGAATAGCAACTCCAAAGGAAGTTCAAGAGTTCTATAGCTAAAATCAATTAAATGGCAGAAATTTATAAAGATCAAACATCACCTATTAAGACAAAAATCTTTTGGGGTGGTGAAATCGTCGATGTTGATAATGATGAAATTACTGCTACCCTTTACGATATTACAGAAGATGAAACTATCAACCCAACGGTAGATCCAACCATGCCTATTTTAACTTTAAATGGGACAAAGTTGGATAACGATGGGGGAACATATCAGGTAGTAGTTCCACTGGAATATTGTCGAAGAAATCGCAAGTTTAAAATTATTTGGGATTACGTAATTGATGGCAATGAAGCATCACATAGTTACTATATTGATGTAGTAACACCTTACGCAAACCTTGCAGATGTATATGATGATTTAGGGTTAGGGACAGACGTATCAGATCCTAATTATAAAACATATCATGAAATTCAAATGGCTGAAAAATATGCACGTAAATTAATTGAAATTTATACAGCACAGTTCTTTTATGAATATGATGATAAGCAGGTTGTATATGGATCAGGATCAGATATTCTTCCCCTCCCATTTAGAATTTCACAAATACACGAACTTTATGAAAATGATGTTTTGCTTGTAAGCACTATCACAGATGAAAATAATTGGTTGTACACTCCACAGGTTTCTGAGTCAGGATTTGGAATTAGAGTTAATAAACAATTACTTAATGATAATATGATTTATGTTGCTAACGGCATGGTTCCCCCAACAGTTAATGACTGGGGTCCAATGTATTCATTTAAGAAAGATTATAGATATGTTGTCGGAGGAAGATTTGGATGGAAGTCCGTTCCAGATAACGTAGAAGAAGCATGTATTATTTTAATACAGCAATTCTTTGAGAAAGATAAAGAATGGCGCAATAAATATGTCAAGAGTATAAGTACATTTGACTGGAAATTTGATTTTATGGAAGATGCACATAGAGGAACAGGAAATCTTTATGCAGATCAGCTTCTACAACCTTATGTCATAAATGGAATGGTAGCATTCTAAATGGATATAATTGCATCAGTTATGCCGATGCAACTGGATGTATATGTTCAGTCAGATGAACAAGATCCAGATACTGGTGCTCTCAGAAAAGAATGGAATTTTGCAGGGACAGCAAATTGTTCTGCTAAGGGTGTAATTACAAATTCTAGCTCTCGCAGAGGCGGAGACCAGCAAAAAATTGATACTAGATATCATAATGAACAATACATAGAAATTAGAACAGTACAAAGAATTAATATTAGACATAAGATAACTAATATTAGAAATTCAAAAGGAATCCCAGTTTGGACAGAATTAAATTATCCAACTGAAACTCCAACAGTATTTGAACCAGTAAGTTCAACACCAATTACCGACCCATTCGGAACAATCATTGCATGGAATACAAATGCAAAGAGATCGGAGAATCAGCAAATTGGACTCTAGCTCTATGCTTATTTCTGCAGCCAGCGGATTAGAAGGATTAATGGTTGGCAATCGTGATAACCCTATGATGAAGGATAGTACAGTAGCACAAATTTCTGCTGCTATTTATTATAAAGCACATGTTGTAGCAAAACTTACGAGCAATACAGCATTTAAAAATAAATTTAAGACTATTATATATACTCAGATTGAAAAAGATTTTGGTAATTATATAGATGCACAGGCCAGAACTAAGCCAAAATCGCTTCACCATGTTTATGAATGGAAAAAGGTTGGCGTAGAATCTGCTAGACTATTTAAGTTAAAGGCAAAAGATAGCGAAGGAATTTCATTTAAAATTGATTTTGAGTTTTTGAATTCCAAGTCATCTGTTCCATCCAAGCGTGGCAGACGCAGACATGTATTTATTAAAAAGGCTTCAGTTATGGATGCTGGACTGCCTGTTATTATTTCTCCAAAGAATGGGAAACGTTTAGTATTTGAAGGAATGGCTGGAGTTGTATTTATGCCAGCAGGTAGATCTGTTACTGTTAAAAGACCAGGCGGAAGCGGGGTTAAAAATCAATTTAGATTACATTACAGTAGATGGTTTAGCGGACAACTAGTAAATGAATCTATTAAAAAATCGGGATTCCAACAAGTATTTAATTCATCTATGTCAAAAGCACTAAGAACGCCAACAAGTATTGCAAGGGTTAAATATTCATTTGCACCAAATGCAATTAGAAATATGGCTGATGCCAATTTGCAAGCAGCATTTGGAGGAGCTCTCATATGACAACAAACTATAAAGTAGATGCAATATTTGAAATTAGGAAATATCTTTGGGATGTCCTAGTCAATTTATCAGTATTTGATGAACAAGATTACTATGCTGATAATATAAATCAGACAATTGTTCCTATTATTCCAATCCAGCAGTCTCCAGAAATGGATCAATTTTTAAACGGCAAGAAGCATATAATCTATGACAAGATATCAATGGCATATGATACTAACTGGCTCATTTGCAATGAGCAATTCCTATTTACTATTTATGCCACAGATTATACAGAGATTAATGAAATTAGAAATGTGATGGTTGATCTATTCCGCCGAATGGATGAAGCCGCACATGATGTTAATATGTTTGAAAACCTTTCAAGCCTATTTAAATTCCATAGCATTTATATTGCAGATATATCCCCTACTGTCCCATCGGATGAAATAAAAGGTTTCTTGTCTGCAGATGTAGTCCTAGATGTTAAATATTCTAGAATTACAGACTCTGTGGGCAGATTCTTATAGATTTGCCTTATAGCCCTTTATAGTCTAAAATTGGACTAGAGGAAAGAGCCTAGCCAGCTTACTATTTTTTTACAACTAAATATATATATTTATAACAGGAGGTTTAACAACATGGCACAAAACACAGGTAATGCCAAAAATATTCTTGTTGGTGCTTCGCCGCTATTTATTTCAAATGTCGACGTAACATCAGCAAACTATACAGCAGATGCAGAACCAGGTTCTGCAGGTGCTGGTGCATTCGCAACAGGAACATCTTATACAACTACTCTTAATGCAGTTTCATCAGGAACTTTTTATTACCGTAACGTAGGTTATACAAATAATGGTCTTCAGATCACTTATAACCCAACATACGATGCAGTAACAGTAGATCAGTTGCTTGATACAGCTAAGCTGTTCAAGTCAGCAATGGAAGTTATGATCGCAACAGAAATGTCAGAAGGAACTCTAGAAAACGTTCTAACTGTATTTGGACAGGCATCAGATACTCTATCAGCATCATTGACAGCTTCAACAAGCTCAACACAGACACTTGGCCTAGCGGCAGGTGCTCTTGGAATTGCTCCAACAGAGCGTCAACTAATTGCAGTTGGACAAGCGCCAACAGCAGTAACTGGAGTTACTTCAGCAGAGCGTGTATATTATGCACGTAGAGTTTTGTCTGTACAACAGTCACAGTTCTCACTTGCTCGTAACACACCAACTACATTCCCAGTAACATTCCGTCTTCTTCCATCAGGCGTTTCAGCCTATGCTGGACAGGAATACGGTAAGATTATTGACCGTGTGCTAACAATAGCATCATAATTTAATACAATTAAATTAATAGAATCCCCCATAGAAATATGGGGGTTTCTGCTTGTATTAGTAAAATTGTTTTGTTATAATGATTTAGACTAGATCCTAGGAGGATTAAATTGGCAACTACAGTATATGACGTAGAACAAATTACGTTACAGGATGGCTCCACAGTAAATTTGAAGCCTTTATCAATTAAAGAATTACGTAAGTTTATGATAGCAATTCAAAAGACACAAGACGCAGCAACAGAAGACGAAACATTAAATGTCCTCATTGACGCATGTGCAGTAGCATTAGAAAAGCAGCTCCCATCTTTGGTGGCGGACAGAGATAAACTAGAAGACGCATTGGACATTCCAACTATTAATCGAATCCTAGAAGTATGTGGTGGAATTAAGTTGGACGACCCAAACCTTCTAGCGGCGGCGGTTCTGGCTGGACAGAACTAGACCTTGCCGCATTAGAAGCAGA